CTAGATTGTAAAGTATTAAGATTATGATACATACCTTCAACAGCTTGATATGTTTCTTTTACAGTCATCGCAAGAGCATAATCATCAACATCATCATTATATGCTTTCCACTCAGGATCAGTAATGCTGTATTCAGTAGTATTAGTTAACATATTATTAATTTCATAATCAATATCAGTTGATGGAATTTTAGCAATCCAATTTAATCCATCTTTATAATGCTTAGCAAAACTTTTACGAATATATGGAACCATAGTCCAATCAAGATGTGTAGCTGATACGCCTCCAAATTGCTATAAACTTTGTAACTAAAAAATTACAGCAACTAATTGAAAGGCGGTATTTACCGAATTCGCTGGGCGCACATCTGTCTAACGAGTATTAAACCCATTTGCTAACAAATCATCAAATGGAATACTAAGACAATTATGACTTCCAACATAATAATTATCTAAATCATGAATATAAATTTCATTATTTTCATGATTTTTTCTTGCCATTCCTGAAATAATATAATCTAACGCTAATTTTTTCGTTACTACTCCAGAAGCCTCTCCAGTTCTACCACCAAAAGAATATTCGTCTACGTTGGCATTCTAATTCTGAACAGAATCTGCATTCAATTTCTTTTTGATGGCATCAATAAAATCGTGCTAATAATTTCTCGCTACTTCTTTTTTGTAACGATAACGAATATATGCGCGCGCGACATCTGGACGCTCGGAGCGCATTAAAAATTCTTCAACTAAATCTTGGATTTCTTCAATAGAAATCTATTTCTTTTCTTTTATTTGTTCTTCAATATCATTTGCTATATCATAAGCGGTGTCTTCTTCATATAATTTTCCGTCAACTTCTAATAAAGCTCCATTTACTGCATTGATAATTTTTTGTTTATCAAAAGGAACTACTGTATTATCTCGTTTACAGACTACTATAATATTTGATGACATAAATAATTCACTCCTTTTTTTATACTAGATGTTGTGTTCATCTGTATAGGCCTATCAATATATATGGTTTTTTATTTAAAAGAATTAATTAATATTGTCCCAATTATAAGCAGTTTTTTGAATTATGTCAATGTTTTTTTCTAAATCTGATGCAAAATTATTAGATAATACAGTCATTTTAAAATCTAAATCTTTAAAATCCTATTCATCTGCTAAAAATCTTCTGGCAATTTCGCCAACATCAGGTTTAGCCTCTCTGTAAATTTGACGCTACATTCGTTTTGCGGGATCTACTTCTAAACGAAAAATTTTTACATCTAAATCATTACGTTTAAGAATTTTTCTAACCCCTGCAGGGTTAAATACTCCAATATTAATTTTTTCATAACTTAAATCAAATTCTCGGGCTCCATATAGCCATCCCTTAAAACAAGTCTAATCTAAAATCTAAAAAGAAGAAGCATATATCTAAAATTCTTTTTCTGATAAAAAATAATACTATACCCCATTTGATTCTCCATCTCTTGGGGGGCGAGTAGTACAAGGAATTATTTTATTAAACAATTCCTTGTTTTTGATTAATTGATCTACTAACGAATCTTTTCCAGTTCCAGCTTCACCGATAATTGCAATTACACGTTTTTTCATTCTTCAATATCTCCTTTATATCGCTCAGTCTAAAGAATTAAATCTCCATCTTCGGTAATATCTAAAATATGATATAACTAATGACCAATAGAAGATTTATATTTTTTAGTGATAAAAGTATTACCCAACCTAATTCCTTGAACCATAATCATATTACCACGATTAAACCAACTTTTTTCAACGACATGTTTCTTTCCATCTGATCCTTTTTCAGAAATTTGTTTATCAAATAAAGCAAAATAATCTTTTCTAAATTTAACATTTACAACCCCATCTGTTGTTAAAATTGTAACTGTACTTTTGGGTTTATTTTTTGCTATACAGGTTCCGCAGATACGAGATAATTTAAATAAATTAATTGCTTTGTTGCCTTTATAAAAAGTATGTTCTATTTCCGGATTTTCGGGTAAATCAAAGAAATTAGTTAATCCATACTTTTTATAATTTACTTTCGCCAACTCGTGTTCGTGTTTATAGAAACACAATACTTCCATTTCCCACGCAGATAAATTTGCGTTTTTTGCATATTTATCCCAATTTGCTTTAAAAATTCTGCCATTTAATTCATCTAAAATTTCTTTTTCATTTAAGCGTAACCACTCTCTAAACACATTCATATAAGATTGATAAACCTTATCCCATTTCTTCATATTTAAAAGATGGTCTAATTCAATAAGTTCTTCACAATCTATCTAATATAAAAAATCAACCGCTCGCAAATCAAGGTCATAATCAAGTGGATATTGTTCAGGTTTTTTACACATTTTCTTTAGATAGCGATTAAATTCATATACTTTAAATGCTAATTTTTGTTCATCTGTATCTAATGGAACTAAATTTTGTTTTAACAATGTTGGAAAATTCTATAAATTTAATTTTGCTTTTTTATCACAAGTTTCCCAAATATACCACGCCATTGCCATCTTTCTATCTATCATTTCATCAAAGGCTCCACCTTTAATTAGAGAAATCATCGCTTGTTTATTAGGCTTAACTTTTTGATAAAAGTCTTTAATAGATGAATATGGTCTATTTTTAATAATAACTTTTATTAAATCATCATTTATATTTAATAACCCTTTTAAACCAAATAGAATACGATTATTGGCTACATCAGGTTTAAAACCAAAATCTGAATTATTAATATTAACTAAACTTACATTTATACCTGTATTAATAATTTCATTTAATGCTTTTGCAATTTTACCATAATCAGTGTTGTTGGATTTTTTCTTTTTATCCGCTGAATCTTCTTTTATGAATTCGGTTTCTTCTTCTATTTTATTTTCTAAAGAGCCACTATTGACTACTAAACAAGCAGTATCCCAATAAATAGGATTCCAATGAGTGCCTAGGTATAAAGTTTGAGCGCCAATAAAAGAATACGCCAACGAGTGAATTAAAGAAAACGAATATCCGACCTACGGACCTACACCATTTTTCCATATATATAGTCCCAATTTTTGGCTTTTAGCCTGTGAAAGAACTTTTTCTCGCAAAGCGGGAATTTGATCCATTAATTTCTTACCAATAATTTTACGGGCTTTATTTGCTTCCCCCAAAGAAAAATTACAAATTTTAGGATCCATTAGCATTTTCATTAATTGCTCTTGGCTAGGAGGAACTCCATAAGAAGATTTAAAATAAGGCTCTAATGTTTTCTATTCTTCTTTAGTTAGTCCAAAGTTATCCATTTCTTTATACCATAAAGAAATATCATTTTTAAAACGAAAATATTTATCAATGGGACGCTCGGCTCCTTCTTCCCCCATCAATCTCATTAATCCGTTAGCATCGCTCATCTCTAGAATTGAGCGAGGTTTTAGTCGTTTTGCTGCTTTTAGACCTTCATCACCTTCGAACTAAAAAATATTAATTACTGAGTTATTGCCTAAAGCATCCCAAATTTTTGGATCATTAATCGGTAAAACTTCAGGATGAAGATATTTATTGTAAATTTCTCGAAGTGTTAAATTTTGTTCTAATTCTTCATCCTGCTAAAGAAAATTAATTGTTTGAACAATTTTATCTTGAACTTCAGTTACTAACATATCATATTTTGTATTACCCATATATTCAACATCATGTAAATCCCATTGGGTAATAATTTCACCACTTGGAGTTTTCATAAAAGCGCAATGTTCAAAAGGATCTTTGTCAAAAAATAAAATTCCCGAAGCGTGCGAACTACGCTTATTAATAACTCCTTCGATAGCAATAATAATATCTAATAAACCGGGAAAATTATTTACTTCTCTAATAAAAGAAGTAATAGGTTTTCTATTTTTTTCTTTATCTCCATATACAACCTCTTTAATCGACCATAAGAATCCTCTTTCTTGTGGAATTAACGACGCCATATATTGAGCCTGATCAATATCAATTCCATCAGGATAATCTTCACTACGATAACCACGACAAGCCGCTAATATAGCAGATTTTGTTTGCTCAGTTCCAAAAGTAGCAATTCTAGTGCATCCTAATAACTTTTTTGCCCAAGTAGGAACATTATTATAAAACATATGGCTGCGCTCGTCTGCGATTTTATCAAGAATAATACGAACTTTTGATGGACATAAGTCTATATCAATATCCATTGTGTTGGACTATCTCTTCTATAATAAATTATTTTTATTATAGGACTGCGCTACGGAATAGTGCTTATCTCTATTCCTCTTGAAATATTATTTCATTTAGTCTCTACACTCCAATAAAAACCTTTATATAATGTTTTATTTTTAATTGCCTTATCTAAACCAGTGTGTCCTTTTAAATTTAAATAATCTAATACGGCTGTTTTAGCATTAAAAACTTGTAATAAATTCCAATTCTTATCATACATATGAACTTTTTTTCCGTTTAATGCTTTATTACCTTTTTTACCATACATACCATTTTTTTCGCCTGCAGTTTTTCCTTTACTATGTTCTGACATTAATTTTTTAGATTGTTCTGTATGTTTTCTACCATACATACCATTTTTTTCACCAGAAACTGCTATAGACATTTTATCTCGATATTCTTGAGTTTTCATATAATCTGTATTACGATTATTTCTAATTTTATTTTTTGTCTCCTCTGTTAAATGAACACCATAACGAGGATTTCCAGAACCAGAATTTTTCTTACTCATTTTCTAAGAATATATTTTTTTCTGTTCTTCTGTCCATCCGGCAGTTGTATTACCACCTTTCCCGCCTTCATGAATATTATAAAAATTCTTATCTTTAACAGCATTAAAAACTTTTATAAATTCTTTTTCTTTTTCAGAATTTTCTTGTTCATCATTGGAAATAAATAAAATTTCTTTTTTAAAGTTTTGTTTACCATATTTATTAATGGCTAATTTAATTAAATTTCCACTACCTAAGTAATCATCATCCAATTCACCATAATGCTTACCTATATATTTTTTATTATTTATTAAATTAGTTGTTAAATAAATATAATATTTTTTCATATCTATCACCCTTTCATAAAATTATGGAAAAGGTGATATTGACATTGACTGATTTTGATTAAGATTTTTATTAAAGCACGGTATTATGAGCCTAACCGCAATGCGGCCGCACACTCTCTTAGTCAGCTGATTCGTGTATAAATACCTTATTTTGCTGATACCGTTAGCCCATTCTTTTAAATAGACACCCCTTAGCAGGGTTCACAGTCTTTTTTTACAACTCGGCAATATCAATAGTAGACTACCGAGTTCAATACGTTCCTCATTTAAGTATCTAAAAAATGGAAGATTCCATTTAATAGGATCTAATTGAGTAATACCCATAAGATAATGATTTAAGGCTGCACAAGATGATCCTCGTCCAGCTCCCACCATTGAACCGCAATCCCAAATTAAATTAATATAATGCTATAATGTATTAGGATAACGAAACATATTAGTTTCTAGCTTTTGGCTAATAATACTTTTTACACGAGCTTCTTCTTCTAATTCTTCTAAATATCTAGAATCTCCGTTCTCTAAATATTGATTCCATCCGTGACCAATTTCATTTAATTTATCCCAACATTGATTTATCCAATATCGATCTTGTATATCATCAGATACAAATAATTTTTTTAACGTTGGAAATTGATTCATATCATCAGCATAATCATTATTACTGCCCCACCAAGCACTTTTTGGATAATCTTTTACCTCTACCGAAGGAATGTCTTGTTTATGAAACAATGAATATTTTGAAATCTTTTTTTCAATTTCTAACGTATTTGTTAAAATAGTTTTAACGACTTGTTCATCATGAAAACTATGATTTAATAACTCAGATACTTCAGAATAATCCATTAAATAAGTAAATTCATAAAAAGCGTCTACCTCTCGATCGCCTTCTTTAGAATTTAAATATCCTTTATGAACTGCTCGATCATCTTTAGTTAAATAATGCGCATCCGTACCTACTACTAATTTTATATTATAAATCTCAGAAATTTTTAATAAAACTTGATTTACTAATATTTGGTCATCAGATGTTCCTGGCGCGCACTCTAAATAAAAATCATCTTTAAATAAATCTGTACAAAAAGTTAAAAAATTATGTATTTTTTGATAATAAAATAAAGCATTTTCTTTATCATTAATTCTTCTTGCTGCTTGATATAATAAGATATTTTGAGATAATTCGCCGCCAATACACGCTGAAGTAGCAATTAAATGACCGGGAAATTTATTAACAATATTAGTTAATTCTTCCTTTAAAGTTGGTACTCGTTCAATAATTCTATCAGTATAAGAAGACATCCAAGCCTGTGAACTCAATTCTCTTAATGCTCGATGTCCAATCGCATCTTTGGCTATTAAAATAAAGTGATAATATTTTTGTCCACATTCTCTAGTGTCAGTTAAATAAATTTCATTACCAAGAGCCAATACAAAATCTGGATATTTTTCTTGAATTGTTTTCATATATTTTTCCGCACGAACATGTGCAGAAAGACATTCGTGGTCTGTAATTGCGATACCAGACAACCCCAATTCAATCGCTTTATCAATTAATTCTTCTGGTTGGTTAATAGAATCTATTAATCTAATATTACTATATACAGTATGTGAATGACAGTTAAAATAAGACTGCATTTATATCATTCCTTTTTTATAATCTCATTATATTATATCATATTTTTTCACAAAAGTCAATCTGCACGATGAATCCAATGAAGTTGGGGATGTTTCATTTGTACCCCAGGCGCTTTATCCCAAACTAACCAGCAATATGCTTGCGCAGAGGAGCCGGTTGGTTTTTTCCCATTTTTCCAGCATTGAACACGCTCAACGTATTGATAAATTTCTGTAGGTGGGCAAGTAGAAAAAATATTTTTATAACGACTTGCGCCTTCTAATACTTGCGTTCTACAAAGAACAATTAATTTTTCTTGTGCAATTTCTAAGCCTCTAATAAGAAAAGGCTCTAGAGTAGCATATGGAGGATTCATAATAACAACATCTGCTTTTTCTATTGGATAATCATCACTTAAAAAATCTAAGCCATATGTTAAGGTACAATTTTTATTTGTATACCCTCTATCTACAAAATCTGTACCGATATAAAGCGATGGTTCTTGATTATGATTTTCACAATATTGAATAATACCTTTCATCATATGTCCGCCTCCAACGCAGGGCTCTAAAATATCTAAACATGAAAAATCATAATTAAGAGTTTCTAAAATGTTTACAACTTCTGCTGTTGGCGTAGCATAATAATCTAATTCGGCTCTTTCTTTATTATTCTTTTTATATGAATTATATAAACCTTTATTTGTATATTGTCCCATATTAACTCCTTGTTTTAATTTCCTACTACTACTAATCTATCTACGGCTCTTGTAATACCTGTATACATAAATTTTCTACGATCTTCTGGGTGTCGTGGCCAATTAGCCTCTTGAAATAGTAACACTTTATCCCATTCACTACCTTGTGATTTCCATACAGTAATCGCATAACCAAAGTTAAAATGTAAGGGGATTGGTTCTTCAAGCCGTTTTTTTATCGTATATTCTTCACTTCCTCGTAATGATGGTGTACCTGTTAATATTTCATTTTTATCAAATATAATTGAAGAAAATTCTTCATTTTCTTCGTCTCCTGAAATATTAGCATTAATAACAGGTACAGATAATGTTTCATGTCTAAGCCAGAAAGGATAATCTATCGTAGATACATTTAATTCTTTAATTGTTCCAATTACTCCATTTGTTAAGGGGTTTTCATGATTAGATAATATTTCCCATTCATTATGTAAATTAATTACTTTATCTCCAACTTGCGGCATATTAGGATCAAACCCATATGATTCTCTAATCTGCGAATTTATTAAATGACGTGTAGCATTGGTTGCACATAACACTTGATCAGCCCATCGTAACATTGGAACAGTTAATTCATTTCTTTTAATAATTTTAACCTGTTCATCAGCAACAGGAAAAGTCATTAATGGTTTTCCTTGTCGAATATGCATTGACAAACGAATGATTTCACTTTCTTGCGCTTGTCGCATAATTTCATCTAAAAAAATATGAGGATGATCTAACACATGATTATTTGGATCATCCTTTGAGTTTTGGTCTGGAACAGGTGGAAGTTGTTCGGGGTCGCCGCACGCCAAAATATAAAAATGGTGTGAGCACAATAAATCCCACATTGGTTTTGGCAACATAGAAATTTCATCTACAACAACTACCTTTATACCCTCTTGATCTACTACAACGGGTGGGCGTGGTTTAAAAATATATTTTCCATTAGGAAGCATTTTAGAGTAATAAAGTAATTTATGCGCAGTCATTGCTCCTGGGCATCCTTTATTCTTTAACACGTTTGCCGCTTTACCAGTATAAGCAACGTATCTAACTTCATCATTTGAAATTCCCATAGCGGAAATAATAAATTTTATTAATGTTGATTTACCTGTACCTGCAAATCCACTAATACAGGTATATTTTTCTTTATTTTTATATCGCTCTAATGCAATTTTTAATCCTTGCTCTTGCTTATTTGTTAATACCATCTTTACGTCTCACCACCCAATCTGTATAAGGTTGAAAATCTATTTTATACCTATTTTTAAAATATAACATAATTGTTTCTAAATCGAAAGTATCAAACATATAAAATCCATATTTATTTTTAAAATCTTTATCATAAACTTCTTCAATATTATTAATTAAGACTTGTACGCTTAGTCCTTCTGATAAAAAAGGAGCAAAATCGTAATTATCTAAAAGTTTTATATGTTGTAACTTTTCTAACGTTCTTTCTTCAATGGTCTTTCTTAATTCTTCTTCAACAAAATTTTTTAAACTTTCTAATATATTATTATCTGAACTCATT